ATCCTCCTGCTGGCCCTTCTGGCCGCCCCGGTGCGGGCCTCGCTCAGCGACGCCATCGAAGCCACCTGTCGCATTCGCTGCGCGGACGGCTCGACCGGCAGCGGCTGTTGCTTCGCGATCTCCAGCGGCAAGGTCTGGGTCCTGACGGCCGCCCACGTGGTCCGCTCGGCCTCCGAGGTGACCTGCGAGTTCTGGCGCGCCGGCCACCAGTCCCGTGCCCTCAGAGGCCGTGTGGCGAGCCGTAACGACTCGCATGACGTAGCGCTGGTGGCCGTCCCCCAAAACCAGTTCGGCGGCGTGCTGCCCAAAACGGTCCCGCTGGCCTCGCCCACTTACGTGCTCCGCTCGGGAGAAACGATCACCTCGGCCGGTTGTGCCCGCGGGGCCTGGCCGACCGCCTTCCAGGGCCACGCCCGCGGCTACTCGGGCACGCGCTCGGGCACGCGGCTCTACTTCGTCCCGCCGCCGGCCGACGGCCGCAGCGGCTCGGCCCTGCTGGACCCGGGCGGTCGCCACATCGTGGGCGTGGTCTCCGCGCGAATGGAAGATGGCGATCCGCTCGGCATCGCCTCGAGCGTCCAGGGCGTCTATGCGGCCTTCGGCGATCCCCGGCAGAGCGAAACGGCCCGGGCGGCGTTGGCCGCCACGCGCGGATCGACCCAGTGGCGGCCCGGCGCGAGCTGTCCGGGCGGGAGTTGTCAAGATCCTTCCCGTTGGTATCTGTTGCCCTACCGCCGCAACCAATCGCAACCGTCCCCGAGTCCGGCTCCTGGGGGCGGCGGGGCCTGGCCCACCCTGCCTCCTGGGGGCGGCGGGGCCTGGCCCACCCTGCCGTCCCCTCCGCCGCCTCCGCCTTCGACCCAGGCGCCGCTGCCGAAGATCGAGATCGCCGCGCCCCCGGCGCCGAACGTGACGATCGACACGGCCCCACTGGCCGAGCCGCTGAAGGGTCTGGCCGACGCCCAGCGAGACCTTTCAGAGGCGGTGGCCGGCTACCTGGAGGCCGAGACTCGGCGACAGGCCCAGGCCGAGGCGGAAGAGAAGGTCCGCCAGGTGGCTCCCGCGCTAAGCGAGGCGGCCGGCGAGGCGGTCGGCGGCGACTTTTCCGCCGGGCGACTTTTCCGCCGCCGCCGACACGTTGGGAACCAGCGGAGACCTCTGGGCCACGCTGGCCGACATCCTCTGGAAGATGGTCGCACCGTTGTTGGGCCTGGGTGCGGTCGGTTACGGGGCCGGCCGGATGATTATTCGGGCCGCCGCCCGCGGTGTCGGGCCTACGGCCTACACGTCCGCCAAGGCGGCCATCGTCGATTGGTGGAAGAACGACGAGGACACGCCCGAGGAGGCCCGGGCCAAAGAGCGGATGGCCGAGGCGACCGCCGAAGCGACGGTCAAGAAGCTCAACGGCGGTGCGGTGGGTAGTGGGTAGTGGGTAGTGGGTAGTGGATAGTGGATAGTGGTTAGTGGTTCCAATTCGTCATTCGTTTTAGGATCGAACCATGCCGACGGAAGCCATCGTCACGATCGCAATTCACGTCACCGGGTTGGCAATGGTTGCCGGGATCATGTGGGCCAAGCTGTCGATGCTGGAGAAGATGGTTTCCAAGCTGACCGAGAAGCTCGACGAGTACGAACAGCGGCTGCGACGTGTGGAGCTGCTCCAGCAGTCGCTCAATCACAAATCACAAATCATAAATCACAAATCATAAATCCAACATGGTTACTGCCGTCCAGACATCCCGCCAGGGCGACCCTTTTCCGGCCGATCGGTTCGTCACCATCGCCGATGTGCCGGTGCTGGTGGAACACCAGACCACGGCCCGCGACGGTCGCCGGCTTCGCTTCGGCCGGGAGGAATTGGCGGCGATCGCCCGGCGGTGCAACCAGCGGATCGACTCCACGGGCGACTACGCGGCGGTCACCTTGGGCCATACGCCCAGACCCGGCGAGCAGAAGGGCGACCCGCCGCTGGTCGGTTTCGCCGGCCCTTTCCGCCTCGGCAAGGTGGGAGAGAAATACGCGGTCCTGGCCGACCTGCACATCTACCGCGAGGACATCGAGCGGGTCAAGAAGTACCCGCGCCGCAGCCCGGAACTGTGGCTGGAGAAGAGCTACGACCGCATGGTGATCGACCCGATCGCCCTGCTGGGCGCCGAACCGCCACGGCTGGACATGGGCCTGAGTCTGCTCTACTCCGCCCGGCGCGACGGGCAGGTCATCGAAAAATACGCGGCTGCGCATCCGGCCGCCGCCAGTGTGTTCGTTCCCGAGGAAACCGACTCGAAACCAATCAGAAACCGAAAGGAAGATGCCATGGCACTATCGCAAGAGGACATCCAGCAGTTGATCGAGGCGCTGGACGGGCTAGATTGGCTCCAGTGGATCAAGGAGCGGATGGCCACCCCATCCGACGCCGACGACAAGAACGGCGCCACGGAGCCGACGGAGCCGGAACCCGAACCTTACCAGCAGCCGTCCGACAAGATCGATCCGGGCAAGGCCCGGCAAATCCTGGAGGATGGCGAGGTGGACGGCAAGCCGCTGACCGAGGAGCAACGGAAAATGTTCGCCGCCGCGGCCGCCCGCGAGAAGCACCAAAAGAGCGAGTCCGAGATGGTCGAGCGCTACAGCCGGCTGCAAGGCGATTTCGAGCGGCTCCAGGCGGAACTCCGGACCGAGCGGAACCACCGCATCAACGCCGAGCGCTACAGCAGGCTCGCCGACCTGCGGAACCAGTACGCCTTCGACCTGGAAAAGGAGACCAAGCGGTGCGCGGCCGAGCGGATGACGCCCGAGCAGTTCGACGACCACCTAACGGTGATCCGCGAGAACTACCAGCGGCTGCCCCTGGATCGGGGTCTGCCGGCCGCCGTGCACGCCCCGGTGGAACTCGATCGCGAAAAGTACCAACGGGAGTTGGCCGACCGGGCGTTGGCCGTCTGCGAGCGGAAGGCGCTCAACGGCGAGTCGGTCGATTATGAGGCCGAACTCCAGCGGCTGAAGAACGGAGGGGATAACCACTAACTCAAAGGAGTTTCCCATGCCCAACGTAGTCCCTCAACTCGTGGCCAACGGGGATATCTATCCCTGTCGGTTCGTTTGCCTCACCGGCAATTTTATGGTGGAACAGGCCACCGATGAGGCCAACCCCCTGATGGGCGTCTCCCAGGAGGGCAGCAACCAGCCGCCGCTGAGCGATCTTGTCAGTGGCGATCCCAAGGCGGCTGTCTCCGGCCAGCCGGTCCACGTCTTCACCGACGGGGACGTGTGCCTGTTGCAACTCGGCGAGGCGGTCAGCGCCGGCGATCTGCTCACCGCCGGCACCGGCGGCAAGGGGGTATCCGTCGATTGGACGGGCAACGCCCACTTCGGCGCGATCGCCCTGCAAAACGGCGGCCAGGACGAAAAGATCATGGTGCAGGTCCGCTTCGGCGTGGCCTGGCCCGTGCTGAGCAGCTCGTAGCAGGGTGGAAACGCCCACCAATCCGAACACTGAACACTGAAATCAATCATGGAGGATAACCAATGCCTGCCGTTTACCCATCCAGCCAAAACGTGTTCGTCCGCAGCCACGAGGCCAGCGGCAAGCTGACCGTGGACTTCGCGCGAAACATCAAGGATTTTGCGGTCAACCGCTACGCCCAGGTGGTGAAGGTGCCCAAGACGGCCGGCTACTACCTGGAGATGACCAGCGAGGAGGCGGGCCGGATCGTCGATTCGGACCTGAAGAATTTCGTCTGGCCTGACGGTCAGCCGGCACCCGAGGGCGTCGAGGGGATCGAGTCCTTCGAGTTCAAGCCCTTCGAGTGTTTTCGCTACGCCTACAGCTTCATGCTGGGCGACATCACTGTGGAGAACGCCACCTGGGACATCGTGGCCCAGCACGCCTCGATCAAGGCCCGCCAGGCGATGACCGCCCGCACGCAGTTGGTCATCACCGCGCTGGAAGGCGCCAGCCTGGACAGCAACCACGTGATCGATGTCAACTCCATCGACTCGGACAAGTGGTCCGGATCGACCACCACCAAGAAGACCATCCAGAAGTCGCTGGAACAGGCGGCCGAGGTGATCTTGGACGATACGCTGGCTGCGGTCGATCCGGCCAAGGACCTGATGCTGGTGATCAACTCCAACCTGGCCAAGGCCATTTCGGTCAGCCAGGAACTGGTCGATTACATCAAGGGTTCGCCCGAGGCCCTGGCCCAGATCCGCGGCGAACTGCCCGGGCGAAACGTGATGTACGGGCTGCCCGATCGGCTCTTCGGCTTCCCGCTGGTGGTCGAGCCCACGCGGAAGGTGACCACGAAGAAGGGAGCGACCAAGAGCGTCAGCCAGATCCTTCCCAGCGGGACAAGCACCACGACCGGTGCCTACATGCTTTCGCGGGTGGGCGGCCTGCTGGGCGTGGCCGGCGTGCCCAATTTCTCCTCGGTGGTGGTCTTCGCCTACGAGGAGATGACCGTGGAGACGCGGCGCGACGAGGATAACCGCCGCGTGAAGGGCCGCGTGGTGGAGAACCTCTGCGCCAAGCTGGTCGCCCCGGCCGCGACCGTCCGGTTCATCAAGTGCCAATGACAGTGGATAGTGAATAGTGGATAGTGGATAGTGGATAGTGGATAGTGGGACTACTCTTCACCGTTCACTCTTCACTACTCACTCCCCACTAAGCACTAACCACTAACCACTAACCACTAATCCCATGGCCTACGCGAATCCGAGCGACCTGGTGGCTCGTTACGACGAGCGGGTGTTGAAGGACCTGGCCAGCGACACGGGCGAGCCGGGCGATGTGGCGATCGGCAACCCCCGCGTGGCCGCCGCGTTGGACGCGGCCAGCGGCTACGTCGACGCGGCCGTGCAGGTGGGCGGGATCTACACGCCCGAGGACCTGGCCGCCCTGACGGGCAACAGCCTGGCCCTGCTTGTCGATCTGACCTGCGAGCTGGCCATGGTCCGGCTGATGTCGGCCCGGCTGGAGAAATACGGACACGAGCAGGTCGAGGCGGTCCGCAAGCGGTGCGAAGAGTATCTCGACCGGCTTCGCAACGGCGAGCGGCTCTTCGGGCTCGACGATCAGCGCGACGCCGGGTTGCCGACGATCGACGGCCCGCGGGCGGTCGATTACCAACGACTGAACCTATTGCCCGACCGGATGCGGCGCTACTATCCGCAACGCGGCGGACGATTGCCGTTGGGGAGGTGACTGGGGAGTGGGGAGTGGGGAGTGGAGAGTGGGGAGTGGTGAGTGGGGAGTGGTGAGTAAAGGAGATCGCGATGGCGATACAAACTCATGTCTTCGGTGCAGCCCAGGTGTACGTAGGGGATAGCACTGAGGTGGAATTGCTCGGTTACACTCGCGACGGGGTGGAGATCCGCCTGGAGTCGCGTTTCTTGGACGTGCCCAGCGACGACATGGGCGGCGAGGCCGGCCCGCCGGCCAACGTCCAGTACCTGGGCGAGATCGCGGTGATCCGCCTGGAACTGACCAAGTACGATCTCACGGTGGCCGACAAGTTGCAGCGGCTCAACGGCCTGACGGCCGGCCAGGTGGGCACCCCGGGCACCTTCATATTCAGCGATTCCGCGCAATACGAGAAGTCCTTCCGGTTGCTGATCAGGTCGGCGGTAGAAGAGAACGGCGTTCCCACCCCCTGGAATTTTCCGCGGGCCTTCTTGCGGGAAGCGATCGAGGTGAACAAAGGCAGCCGCTTCACCCGGCTGTTGGCGGTCTTCGAGGCCCACGCGAAGAACGGGATATTGTACAACGACGAGGTTCCCGAGTAACGATGAATGAATCACCCACTCACCACTCACCACTACCCCATGTTCTTCCGCAATCGCAAACGACTGATCTGGCAATACTATGACGGCCGGCGGACTCGCTGGGCCGATCCGCTGCTGATCTGGAGCCGGTTGGCGATCGACGAGGATTGGCCCGAGATGGTGGCCCAGGCCGAGGCGGGCCAGGAGCCGGGACTCTCGCAGGTCCGCCGGCGGCTGACCGAGGCCTTCGAGGCCGAGCCTTTCGATCCGCAGACCGGCCGCGGGCTGACCACCTGGGACCTGCTGGATTTGTTCACGCAGTACATGGCCTACCTGGAAGGGCTCAAAAAAAAACGCGATTCTGGGCCGATGCCTTTGCTGATCTCGGTCCTGCGGTCCTCTGGCGACTCGCCGGCCGGGAAGTCCGGCGGTACGAGTTCTGGGCCGGACTCTACTTCCACGCCCAGCGGATCCAGCGAAGGCGAAGCTGGCCGATGATTCTGGCGGTGCGGTTGGCCCTTTCGGAGGAAATCCCGCGGGAGTATTGGGAGGCGATCACCACTGACGAGGAATCGGCCGGCGCGGCCTACGAACTGCACAAGGCCCGAGTCCAGCAGACCCGCTCGATGATGGAGACATCCCGGTCATGGCACGAATCGGCGACGTTTTGATGGAGAAGTCCCGGTCATGGCGCAACTCAGCGACATGATGAGCGAGTGGGTCCAGGCCTCGGTGGCGGCAGCGACGGCCTCCAACGTGATGCGCCGCCCGCCGCAAGAGAGTGGGAAGCGCGATGAGCCGCTAGCCAAAAGGACCGGCCCGGGGCTGACTCCCACGGCACCATCCACCGAGGCCGCGGAGACCTTGACCGAGGCGCTCCACAAACTCGAGCAGACCATCTCGCAATCAGCCGTGCCCGTGCCCCGCGAGGGACCGCGGCCGTGGCCGGCGGCGGAAGCGGACAAGAAAAAGAAGGGTCGCCGGCCAATCACGCCGCCAAGGAGAGCGGCAAGAATGGTGGCGAGACTCGGCCGCATGATAATGCGTCATCCGATCGTCGCAGGAGTTCTCGGCTTCGCCGTGGGTGCCGCAATGGCAGCAAAGGCGGCCAATGCCTTCGCAAAAAGTGTCACCGCAACCAACCTGCGGCTTGCCGAATATGGTGGAGCGGTGGCGGCTGCCACACAGCTCGAGGTCACGCGAATGCTCGCAAACCGGGAAGTAGCGCGCGAGACTCGGAACAGTGCAAGAAATCTTCTCCGGTCCCAAGCGGCACTGGCGCGAGAGACGGTCGAGCTTCGAGCATTTTGGCTGAATCTGAAGAATGTCGTCGCTGAGTGGTTGACCAATTGGCTAACTCAAGGTGCGAGATTCCTTAATCAGTGGATTCCCGGCGGACCTGAAGCACCAAAGGACACTGCGCTGGACGATTTCTTGAATGACATGGCTTTCGGCCGTTGGAAAATAGGCGCGGCCAGCAAAGTCCGCAAGAAAGATGAGGAGCCGTGGGTTAAGCGGCCAAACAACATATGACGACAATCACCTACAACGGGATTTGCTTTCACAACTGCCTGATCCGGTCCTGGGACCAGGAGGTCCAGTACGACCAATCGGGTACCGACCTGTTGTTCACTCGCCACCGGATCACGGCCGCGGGTGTGGCGCACGCCGCTGAGTCGAGGGACGATCTGGAGGGATCGATCTGCTGGATCGCTCCGGAGCGCGGGGGTAATATCACCAGCGCGTCGTGGCTGTTTACCGAGATCCGGGAGAAGCTCACCGCGCCGCGGAAATCGTTCAAGATCGCCATCGGCGGTGTAACCGTATTGGAAGTGGAACCGGCCGACGAAACAGCCGGCGATGGCGCGCGCGACGCCGACAACGGTCCGAAACCGAAGCTGTTGCGATTCGACCGGATCGTCGGCGCCACGGTACACGTCGTCTGGGAAATCGAGCTGGCGGTACTGCCCGATTGCGCATCCGACCTGGCGGTGCAACACGGTGGCGGTTTGGTGATCTCCAACCGCTGGAGCATCCAGGAGTCGCTTGACGAGCGTTTTTACACCACTCGCACAATCACCGGTCGGCTGCGCCTCTCCCATCCGACGGTCAACGCCGAGACCGCCCGGGCGCTGATCGTCCCGCCGCTGGAACACGGATTCCGCCGCCACTCGATGAAGTTCGCCGTCACCGCCAATGGGCTGGACTGCGACTACGAGGTGGTCGATCGGCAGACGCACACGGCCGCGCCTTCACCGGCGGCGCGGATGAACGTAACGCACACCGAGGTCAGCAAGAACGGCTACAACTGGGTTACGGATTTCACTATCCGCATGGACGGCGCGCCGCATTCGTCCAAGAAAATGATGATGACTCGCGCGATCCAGATTGTATTGGACCGCATGGGCTGGTCGGAGTTTCAGCTCCGTAGCCAGGACTGCGCAATCCACCAGATCGCGATGATCGACCACATCGGCGATCGCAATACCATCGAGATGCGTCTGCGACTACAGCGGACTTTCGACGTGGAAGAGCAGCGATTCTTGATGCTGCGGAACACATTTGGACGGCCGCTGAATTTTTCCACCCGCGCGTGGGCGCAGGACATGCCACCGTATGAGGTGCACAAGAGTCCAATGCCGGCCGTCTGGGGCTACGACTCCCACGGCGATGTCCGCCGGCCGGCGGTCGTCATGGCCCTGGCCTGCTACCTGCAAGACCCCTGCGGTGACCGCCACGGCTACCAGGTGACTGGCTTACCGCAGCAATTACCGCAAAAGGAAAAGGAAAAGGAGCGGACCGGCGGCACGACCGTCGAAGGCATCGAGGTGGATGAGCTCCCCGAGGTCTCGCCCGGCGAAATCAGTGAGCAGGCCCGCAAAATCCTCTACACCCACGCCGCCGCCGAGACCCGTTACCACGAGGACACGTTGCGCGTGGGTCTGCCATTGGGCAAGACCAGCGTCGATAAGAGCGGCAAGGTCCCGTACACTTACCAGGGCGCCGCCGACCAATCCGCCGCGGCCGGTTCCTTGTCACCGACCACCCATTGGGTCGAACTGGCCCAAGGCCCCCAGGCCCGGGTGACCATCCGCTGGGAGATCGAGCGGATCGGCTCCTGGCCGGAACTCCCCGAGCCCAAATCGCAGGTGACTTGGAAAACCAGCCGCGGCGAAGTCCACCTGCACCTGATCCGCTTCGATCAGGATTTCACCGCGCCGACCCTGGCCGCCGACGGAGAGCGGAAGGTGTTCGCGGTCGAGGCACGCATGGAGTACGGGCTGGATCGGGCGTTGGCCCGGGACGAACAGTTGAAGATCGAGTACCTGCCGACCGTCAAATTCAAGGAAAACGACCGGCTGGTGGACCGCAGCAAACTCTACGACAAGGACCTGACGCCGTGAGAATGACGAATGGGGAACACTCACCACTCACCACCCACCACTCACCACTCACCACTCTAAACGAGCGAGATCATGCCACTAAACCTCTACAGCGGTGCCCCGAACGATCCGGGGCTGTTCGACCTGTTGGGCAAGGTCTACTACAGCTTGGATTTGCTGCTGGTGGCCCACGGGAGTACGGTCCCCGGCGCGGTGGCCGGGGTGATGTCGATGGCCGACGCCGTTTCCGACCAGTTGGCGATCGACCAGGCCCTGCGAGGTCTTCCCAGCGCGACCTTCGCCTGGCAGGGCGGTTCCGACTCGCTGGCCCCGGCGGTCCGCCAGGCGGCCGAACGCCTGACCCTCGAGTTGGTCCGTCGCGAGATGCCCGGCCGGGCCGGCGATCTGGAAGAGGCCTGGGGCTACGTCATCGAGCAGATGCAGGCACAAGGCGAGACGGTCCTGGAGACGACCACCAGTCTCGGCACGCCCTCGGCCGGCAGCGGGAATCTTGGCCCGCAGATCTCCATCGCCGGGACCGACCGGGACGATCGGGGCTACGTCCAGCCGATGCTATTGGCCGAAACGCTCGAGATGTTCGGCGATTCTGCCGGCGTGCGGGTCCTCTCCGGCCCCCGCGCCGACGCCCTGCGCTACGACTGGCCGGCCGGCAGCGGCCTGGATACCTACCTGCCGATGCTCGGGCCCGACAGCAGTCTGGTGCCCAACGGCGACTTCGGGCTGTCCGGCGACGGGGTGATCCCGGACTACTGGATCGTCCACACCGGCGATTCGCCCACCCATGTCGCGCTGACCGAACCCGAAGAGCAGACGGTCACCATCTCCGGCACCCCGACCGGCGGCTGGTACGCCTTGCTCTACACCGACCCGGACGGCAGGCAGTGGGGCACCGCGCCGATCGCCTACGACGCCGGCGCATCGGCGGTCCAATCGGCCCTGCGGGCGATCGGCGACCTGGCCGAGGTCACCGTGGAGTCCACCGGGACCTCACCGAACTACACCCACACGGTCACCTTCCACGGCCTGGGCGGGAACATCCAGCAGCTTGCTTCGATCAACAAGCTCACCGGCGGCAGCAGCCCGGCCATCGCCCACGCCACCACGCAGCAAGGCGAGGCGGGCAGTTTTCGGGGTCGCACACTCAAAATCATCGGTGACGCCGGCGGCACCAAGCCGGTCCTCTACGTCCCGGTCACGGTCGCCGGCGAGACGCCGTACATCCTGCACGTCTGGCTGCGACGCGACGCCGCTACCGCCGGCGAGGTGCAGTTCGCCGTGCTCGACGGGATCGACGGCGCCGTCACCACCAGTCCGGCCGACGAGAACAACGCGCTGAGCGTCTCCGTGCCCGGGCTCTCCGACACTGCGCACCAGGCGGCCTCCGGTGCGATGTTCTTCCGGGCGGAGGACGCCGGCACCCTTTGGCTGCGGATCGAGATGACTACCGCATTGAACGACGGGGGCGTGCTCTACATCGACGACCTGGTGTTGGTCCCCGCCACGCGGCTCTATACGGGCGGGCCCGCCTTGGCCTGCCTGCGACCGAATCGCACGCCCGAGCCGGGCCAGTACTGGACGCTTGCCCCCGCCAACAACCGGGCCGGCAAGGTCCACGAATGGACGCACCGCGTCTTCCGACTCCACGAATACGGCCTGACGCTGCCGACCAGCGACTCGCCGACAATCCCCGAGAGCGTGATCGGGTCATGACGAATGATGAATGGTGAATTGAGATCACTCACCACTCACCACTCACCACTACCCACTACCCACTATCCACTAACCACTATCCACTAACCACTATCCACTACCCATGGACCGACCCGACACCACCCCCATCGCACTCTTGACGGCCATCCTGGCCCGGCTCCGCGAGCAATTGGGCCTCGATGCCAACCAATGCTTTTTGGCCTGGCAACCGCTGGCCCTGGAAGAAGTCCCGCGGGGCGGCGACTATTTTCTGGCCGTCAGTCCGGGCGAAGGCCGTTTCGAGCCCGCCGAGCAGTTCCCCGGCAACATCACCGAGGCCTGGACCTTCGCGGTGACTATCTACGTCCGCTGCGCCTTGGACCGGGCCGACGAGGCAGAAAAAACCCTCCTGAATGCCTCCCGCGGGCTTTACGAGCGGAAGCGCCAGGTGCTGGCCGCGCTGGTCGGTTGGGACCTGGAGGTCGCGCAGCGGCAATTGGTCTACTGCATCCGCTCCAGCGGCCCGCAACTCCTCCAGCGCCTGGGCGGTCCCCAGACGCTGCTCTGGGGCCTGACGCTGGAGTTCGGCCTGCCGTTCGATTGGGAGTTGGCCAGTAGCAGTGGATAGTGGTTAGTGGAGAGTGAAGAGTGAAGGGTAGTTCTACTATCCACTATCCACTATCCACTACCCACTATCCACTATCCACTATCCACTATCCACTTTGAAAGGATTCGTGCGGATGACCAAGGTTTTGGGTCGCGACATCCCGATCTACTGGCCTGATCCGGACGCTCGATTGCAGGAATATCTCCAGCGGTGGCTGCCGTCGCAGCTTGCCCCGGTCTTCGGGCCCGACCCTTACCTGCTGGCCGGTGTCCATCGGCCGCGGAGCCCGTTGCGGGAATTGGGCCGCCTCTCCTCTTCGGCCGGCCAGCCGGTCCAGGAGGGCATTTATCTGTGCAACCGCGTGGATGAACAGGCCGGTTTTCCCGTCTGGCCCTGGCAGACCCGGCCGCCGGCCTTCAAGCCGAATTCCCTCTGGTTTCCCACCGGGGCCGGCCGCTTCGCCATGGCGTTGATCTGGACCGATCCCGAGGCGATCCGCAGCGCGCTGGACACAGAGGTCACTTGGGAATTCTCCGGCCAAAACGGCCAGCAGGGCACGACGCAACGGACCTATCGGCTACAGATCCTCAAATGCCTGCCGACGATCCGGCCCGACCTGGCGATGGCCGTGCTGGTGGACCGGCGGTTCCAGGAGGGGCGGCAGATGGTGGAACTGATCGAGCCGCAGACCTGGCAGGAGATCGTCGGCGCGCTGCCCTTCGCGTCTCGCGTCCAAGGGCTCGTCGAACCGCCAGTACCGCCGGACGCCTTGGCCTGGACTCGGCACCTGCCCGCCGGCCTGGTTCTCGACGGTCTGGCCGCCTGCTGTGGACAGCGCGTCACGTTCGACGGAGAGTACTATCACCTCCAGACGCCTGCCGAGGCCAGCGAGTCGGTCACCAATCAATTCGACCAAAGGCCGCGGATCGTCGGCCGGCCGGATGATGCCACCGGCGGCAACCTCCGCCGTCTCGGCCAGGTGGCCTTCTCCTTGCCGCTGGCCCAACCTCGCTACCTGTGGCCCAGCGGCCAGCGATACATCATCCAGCGGAACGGCTCAGGCGCGGTGAACCTCACCGTCTATCTCACCCAGCCGGCCCGCGAACGCGACGGCGAGATCTACAACACCCAGCAGATCAACGACGTGGCGGACTACCTCTTCGAGACGCTGCGGACTTGGTACGACGACGCGCCGGTCTATTACCTCAGTCTCCCACCGAACGCCGGCTGGGAAACCACCGCCTGGGATGACTGGAGTTGGTTCCTGCTCGAACAGGATTCCCAGGGAAGCTACTGGCCCAAAACACTGGTGGCTTCCTTGCCGCCGGAGTGTTTTCCGGTGGAGTACCCGATCGCCTTTCCACCCGAGTCGAGCAGTTCTTCGTCGAGCAGTTCCTCTTCCAGCAGTTCCTCTTCCAGCAGTTCTTCGTCGAGCAGTTCTTCCGGGCCGCTGACGATTACGGTGATGACCAACTTCCATTGCGAAGACGGCTGTATCGAGTTCTGCCTGCAAGACATCACGCTGCCGCCGGGCACGGAGGTTACCGAGGAGGAATGGGTCGAGTGCATTCCGTGCGGTTCGTCGGGATCATCGAGCAGTTCATCGGGATCATCGAGCAGTTCATCGGGATCATCGAGCAGTTCATCGGGAGCGTAAGCGATCGGTTATCCACTACCCACTATCCACTATCCACTACCCACTACCCACTACCCACTATCCACTACTGTACATGATCAGACTGTTGCGATACGGCAAGGCCATGCGGCGTTGGATGGCGGCCGGCCGCCCCAAGCGCGGCGATGAGCAGGTCCGCCGGATCTTCGAGACCATTTGCCGGCCGTGCGAGCATTTCGACCCGCAGCGGAGTACCTGCACCTTGTGCGGCTGTCGTTGCCGGCCGGACGGCACGGCGCTGCGAAACAAACTCCGCATGGCGACCGAACATTGCCCGGCGGGAAAGTGGGGAGTGGAGAGTGGTGAGTGGTGAGTGGAAAGGTAGCAGACCGGCAATTTTCAATTTTCAATTTCCAATTTTCAATTTTCAATTTTCAATTTGCAATGATCATCTTCATCCTCGATCTTCATCCTCGGCTATCCCGGCGACGTGGGCGGCGCCTGCACCGAATGCTGGCATACGATCCGGCTCTGGCGCACCGCCGGTTGGAACGTGCACCTGATCCCCACCTGGGGAACGGACCCGCGTTGGGAACAGCGCGTCGAGGCGATCGGCTGCACCACGCACCACGTGAAGCCGGATGAACTGGAAACCGTGCCCGATCTGGCCGGCTCGATCGCGGTCGGCTTCTGCAATGTCCACTTCATGCGGCAGGCCGCGCGGCTGCGGCGGCTCGGCTGTCCGTTGGTCTGGGTCAACTGCATGACGTTCCTCTTCGGCCACGAGCGGCAGTTCTATGCCGAGGGTGGGCTGCCCGAGGCACTGGTATTCCAGAGCCAATACCAGCGGTCGCAGATCGAGCCGCAGCTTCAGCGCTACGGCTACGACGGGACCGCCGGCCACCTCATCCGCGGCGCGTTCGACCTGGCCGAGTGGCCCTTCCGTCCGCGTCCGCACGCACCGGGCGAGCCCTTTTTCTTCGGCCGCGTGGCCCGGCCCGACCAGGACAAGTGGTCGAGCAACACCTGGCCGATCTACGGGCGGATCCAGTACCGGCACAAGCGGGCGGTGATGCTGGGCATGACCCGGCAGACACACGCCAAGCTGGGCCGCCCGCCGGCGTGGGCGGAGTGCTTCGAGCCGAACGCCATGCCCGTGCAAAAGTTCTTCGGCAAGCTGCACTGCATGTTGGCGGTAAGGTAAACGGCGGGGCCCGGGAGAATTGGCCGCGGGCGGGCCTGGAGGCGATGGCCGCCGGCGTGCCCATCGTGGCCCAAAACCAATGGGGCTGGCCCGAGATGGTCGAGCACGGCACCACCGGCTTCTTGGGCGACTGCGACGAGGAACTGGCCCACTACGCGGCGACGTTGGCCTACGACGAGCGGTTGCGGATCGAGACGGCCGAGGCGGCCCGGGCCCGAGTCGAGGAACTGGCCGACCCGGAAACGGCCCGAGTCGAGGAACTGGCCGACCCGGAAACGATCCTGGCCGGTTGGCGACAACTCTTCGCGTCGGTGGAGGTGGCACGATGACCCGCGCACTCCCGTTCGTGATCGAATCGTTTCCGCGTTGTGGCACCCACATGCTCCGCACGGCCTTGGATCGCCATCCCCAGATCCGTTGTGCGGGCGAGATCTTCAACCGCGACGCGGCGGGTTGTGAGGCCCGTACGGAAGAAGACGTGGAAGAGGTGCTATCCAGACGGTTGCGCGGCGGCCCGGACGTCTCGGGGTTCTGTGTCCACCGCGTCCCGCTCGGCGAATCCGCCTATCCCTGGCGGCACAACTCCCCATTGGATTGGTTTCGACTGGCCCGCCGTCTTCACGAACAGGGCAAGGGCATCCGAGTTATCGCCCTAAACCGCCGCAATCTCCTTCGGCGACACGTCTCTCACTTGGTGGCCAGCCAGACACGACGTTGGCAATACTACTCGCCCGCGTCGTCGCCCACACCGGTCCGCGTGGATCCCGAAGACCTCGAAGCGGACGTGGACTGCTATCGCTTGCTCTGGCAACGAGCTCGCTCCTTGGTGCCAGCCGCCTTGATGATCGACTACGAATCGTTGGTGGCCGATTGGGAACACCACATCGGCCGGATCCAGGATTACCTGGGCGTCGAACGCGTGCCCGTACGCCCCCGGACAATCAAGCCCTATTGGCCGTTGCGGGAGGTCGTCGAGAACTACGAAGATCTCAAGCGACATTACGCAGGTTCCGAGTTGGAGGGATGGTTCGATGAATGAACCGAGCGTCACGGCCATGATGGTCACCGGAAAGAGCCGGCAGCGTCTCGCGCTGGCTCGCGTGGCGGTGGATTGCTTCCTGGCCCAGGACTATGCTAACGCCGGTCTGCTCATCGTCAACGACGGAGTGGATTCAGTGCTCAAGACCCCGTGCGACCGCGTCCGAGAGTTGCATGTCCGGGGCGCACGGAACGCTTCTGGCGAGCGGCTGACGCTGGGTGAGTTGCGGAACATCGGCATCGAGTGGGCCACAGGCGAGTACATCATCCAGTGGGACGACGACGATTGGTACGCTGCCGAGCGTATCTCGACGCAAGTCGCCGCGCTGGGCAAGAGCGGCATCGTCTGCCTGCGGCGATGGACGATTGCCGACCTGTGGTCGCACGACGTAGGCGTCCACGACGCCTATTGGAAGCGCCCCTGGCACGCCATTGAGGGCACGGTGTTGTTTCCACGCTCGACGCGATGCCGGTACCACGCGGCCCGTCGCGGCGAAGATTCATTCTTCCTGGCCGACCTGGCCCGCGAGCACGGCCGGCCCGCTGTGGTGGAAAACAACCCGCTGCTCTACGTCCACACCTACCACGGCGGCAATACGTGGGACCGTGGCCACATCCTGCGTCAAATCACCCGCCCGATGACGCCGGAGGAATACGAAGCATTCCGCGTCCGGTTTCCCGCATTGCCCCTGCCCCCGAGCGCCGCATGAAGATAGCCTGTCTTTGCTGTACCTACAATCGGCCACAGCAATTGCCCGAGGCCATCGAGTCCTTTGAGCGCCAGACGTATCCACAGCGCGAGCTGATCGTGCTGGACGACGCCGGGCAGTACGACGAGCAAACCGGCCCCGGCTGGTGGCTCGTGTCGCTGGGAAAGCGGTTCCGCACGCTCGGCGAGAAGCGCAACGCGTGTGCCGCGCTGGCTTCGGCCGATGTGGACGCGTTCGCCGTGTGGGACGACGATGACATCTATCTGCCTTGGCACCTCGAAGTCATGGCTGCGGTTATGAAGTCGGGTGTGCCCTGGTCGCGGCCGGACGAGGTGTGGATCGACCGCCGCACGCGACTTGAGCGGAAGCCGACGAATGGACTCTTCCACGGCGCCTGGGGCTTCACCCGCGAGGCGTTTCTGGCGGTCGGCGGCTATCCGGCCATGCAGTCGGGCCCGGCACCTCTCGGCGATGGGCAAGGGAGGCTACGAGCGCCGCGGCAATGAACCGATCGAACCGGTCGCCCGGATCGATCCCCAATGGAGCCGGGACTGGGCGGGGCTGGTGAACGAAAGTAAACCTTGGGTGCTGGCGTCTCGCCCCTGCTAACCAAGAGGGCTTTTCCTGCGATTGAGAATCGATCGCAGAATGATATCGTCCGGCACGTCGTAATAGCCGTGGAGTCTGCGGACATCATCACAGAAGCGAGCCGCTTCACGCGGATGAAGCAGAAGTTCGTCGATCGTCCAATTGGCTCGATAGATCGAACTGAAGTCGTTCACCATCTGGTCAACGAACTCGTCTTTCGGTAGATCGACACCGAACTCTTGCGGCTTGAAATTCTTGCGAGCCATGAGGAACTCCCTATAGAAGTCCTGCTGAGTCATTTCAAGAACGGTCATGATGTCGTGGTTCTCCGTGGAATTCAAGAAACGCGGGCCAAAATCCACGGGATTCTACTCTTGTCCGAATCGAGGCGCAACCCCCGCCATCGGGCGGGTCCAGGCTACGGCTGCACAAGTTCCCAAGCGAAGGTCTGCGAATATGAATATGCTACATAGGGTCTGATCTCGGCCCTGTCATTGCGTGAAAACGTCCACAGCGCAAGGTATGTCGTTCCATCATACACCCGTTTGGACGGCGCAATCCGCCCGACAACAATAGTGTTGGCGTCGATCACAGCCCAATTGCCGCCCGCGTTGGTCTTGCCGTCGGCGAGAAACTGCACGTCATTCTTGGTGCTCTCCGTACCCCGTTGTCGCCACGTTGTTCCGATAAGCCGTCGCCGCAATTTGTTGCGAGGCGACGTAATAACGACCGATTGCATTGTTCGCAAAAGACTCGGCTCCAGTGCAGTGATTGCCTGCTGTATCGCGTTGGCGTCGTTTAGGTCATGGGCGTCCATGGCCTCGTTTTTTGCCTTGATTAAGGCGTCACAGTACTGTTTTTGCACCCGCTGGAGTGCGGCGCCATAAGCGGCATCTAGTTTCTTGACGCTTGCGCGGTAAGTGGCTTCCGCTTTGGCGAGGTCTTGCTGGTACTGGCGATAAGCCGTACGGGCCGCCAGCGCCGTACGGGCCGCCAGCGAACGAAAGGTCGGTTCGGCGGCAATCCCCACCTGCACGGACAACCCAAGCAACATCGCCATCACAAAGCTCAATCGCATCGTCTCATCTCCCTGGATTTGAGGTTGGTTGAACGAGTACGGACCGATTTTGAACGTCAAGAAACACCGGGCCGAAACGCTTGTCAAGCATTTCTTGCCGCCGGTAGGACGGAATCCGTCACGGCCCGATCAGGTGTAGGGGAAATCACCCAAGCCGCCACAAATAGTGTGGCAATGCCACAAACCGCGTGGCGCTTGCTCGCCCCCCGAAGAGGTTACCCGCGAGCACTAGCTCGACAAGCTAGGGGTCACTGGTTCGAGTCCAGTATCGCCCACTTTGCCGGGGTGGCGGTCACCCGTAAGGGCCCGGCGCGTGCTGTGTAGGCGTGGAACCACCCCGGCTTTCTCGATTGCAAATCCTAACGATACCAGTATAATAGAGGCATGTCAATCGTGGACGCCAATTTCCAGTTTGTTTCGGTTCCAGAAGCGGCACACATGCTCGGAGTGACCGATGGTCGCGTTCGCCAATTGCTTCTGTCCGGCCATCTTGGGGGTCACAAGCTGGGCGAACACCAATGGGCGATCCCTATTGTGGCCGTCCAAGATTATCAGTCCCGACGGCGCGGCCCCGGCAGACCGCCAAAGAAACCGGAATGATTTCCTTCGATTTCTTCCGAAATGGGGTTGCAAGATTCTAACGATGTCGTTAGGATAATGGTGTCGGTCGGCTGATGACCGTTGACACACGCTGAAGGCGGTGGCGGGGAAGGCTGATCGCCGAGTAGTTCCAAACCACACAGCACCTCTCAGGCCCCCCTCTGGGGTTGTCTGCTGGGTGCAGCCTGGCAGTAGCGGATCATGCCATGGCCGATCGCGTTGTCACAGATCGCTTGTGCGCGGAAATCGAACATTCCCCCGTCCCGGACCGCCAAGTGGCAACGCACCAGGCCGTCCGGGCGGGGGTTTTTTGTGGGCGCAAACTCCTATCTGATCTAACTATCCTAGGCTTCAGCCACGGAAGAGGCGGTCGATTCTGCGGGCCGCCGATGCCCCAATGGATGCTCGATGCGGCCCGACGCGAACTCCTGAGGCTGCATCATGATTGTCTGTGCGAATCCGCTTCCTCGGCCCACCACCTCACTGCAAGCGTATCTCGACCATTACATCGACCAACGGCTCGATCTGTCCAAGTTGACGGCCCAGCAACTCGCCGTCTCGGTGCGGCTGTTGGACCGGTTTGCGGGGGCCTCAGTCCGGCTGACAGACCTACAGCGGAAAACGGTGATCGAGTGGATGCGGTGGCTGCGCGATGGACCGCCACCGCGTTCGGCCACGGTCAACAGCAAGCGGCGGGCAATCCTCACGCTCTGGCGACACGCCGCAGCAGCGGAGCTGATCGAGCCCCCGCCGGAAGTGCCCTGCCTGCGGGAGCCGACGCGGCTGCCGGTCGCCTGGAGTCTGGACGAGGTGGCGCGGATTCTGGCCGCCTGCGATCGGCAGACCGGACGTTGGGAACACGTGCCGACGCGGATGTACTGGCGGCTGATCGTGCTGCTGATCTGGGACACGGGCTGCCGAATCGGGGAAGTTTTGAAGGCCAAACTCGAAGAAGTCGATCTTCAGCGCCGCACTTGGCACGTACCGGCCGAAAACACCAAGGGCCGGCGCTGCGACCGGCTCTACCGGCTTCACTCCGAGACGATCGATCTGATCCGCCGCACCGTGCCTCCATCGCGGAAACGGCTTGTGCCGTATCCGTACCGCCACCGACAGATCTGGGTCGAGTTCGGAGAGATTCTGCGAGACGCGGGCCTACCGGACGACCGGCGGCACAAATTCCACGCGCTCAGACGCACGGCCGAGTCCTACGCGGCGGCGGCTCGCGGGATTGGATGGGCCGCCGCCGCGGTTGGTCATTCGCCGGCGGTGGCGCGGAAGAGCTACGTCAATCCGCTTGTCGCCCCGGGGCCGTCGCTGGCCGAGGTGTTGCCGCGGCCGTGGCAGGATTGATCTATCCCGCCGTTACAGGGCAAGTGCAGTGTGCCCCGAGCAGGTCGGCGGGGCTTTTTTTGTGGGAGTACTGTGAACGTGACGGGTGACGCACCTGCCCCCCGGTGGAAGCCCGGGCCGGTCGGCATGACGCCCAAGCGGAAACGCGAGGACTCCGCGGCCGGCCCGGGCAAGATTTTCTCGAAAGAAAGGAAGGACTGATGGCCAAAGCGAAACGGAACGACGCGACGACCGACGGCATGTCGCCGGCCGAGCTATTAGTCACCCTCGATGGGGCCGGGGCCAAGGAGTGGCTGGCGCAGGAGATCGAGCAGGCCAAACAACGCGTGGCCGCTGCACAGCAGGAATTGCGGTCGCTGATGACGCTGGAAAAAATCCGGGCGATCCGAGCCGGGGAGCTCAATTGCCGCGCGCCGGCAAAACAGAACTCGAAGAGGTCCGACGGGTTAGACGGAAAGAGCCTCAAGGAGCGCATCTACGATTACCTGGCTGCATTGTCCGGGCGGGCGGCCACGTCTGCGGAGATCGCCGACGCGATCGGATCGACGGTCCAAGCGGTGGCCGTCTGCTGCGGTCGAAGCGACTGGTTCAAGAAGAACGAAGACGGCTTTTGGGAGATCGCCACGACCGGGCGACGAATGCCTTATGACCGCCAAAGAAGCTCACCGATTGAATGTAGGCGATAAGGTGCGAGCCGCATTCGGCACGGTGTGCCGTCCATGCCAGATCATGAGGATCGAGTGGCCGCATTTTTGGTGCCACACGACGCTGAAAAGCGGTGAGGAGCGAATTGTCAGGCACCGCTATTCGGCCCTCCGCTTCGCACGAAACGAATGAGATTCCCCGGCCGGAGCCCGTTACGGCCTGACTTGCAGCGGGTGTCGCCCGGTTCGGGCTCCCCGGGCGGCGCCGACAAGGAGCCCTTTCGATGAGTGACAACAGTACACTAGAGCAACTGACGAAGCTGATCGCCGATCAGGTCCGTCAGCAGACCCAGGCCCAACAGCCCGCGCCGCAGAGCGTGGCCGTGGGCCAGGCGGCGATGGGACTTCCGTCGCCGTTGCAGCCGATGGCCCCGCCGGCCATGCAATCGATGGCCGCGGTTCCGCAGCCGACCGGCCATGCAATCGATGGCCGCGGTTCCGCAGCCGACCGGCGTGAATGTGCCGGTGACCGTTCCCTTGCCCGACGGACGCGAACTGTCGGTGCGGGTCGAGTTCGGCCCCGAGGCGGCCCAAAATCTCCAGGCCGTCGGCGCCATGGCCGCGCAGCTCTTCGGCCCGTACCTGCAAGCACGCAACCCGTACTACGGTCGCGGCGGGTACGACCGAGGTTATGGCGGCTACAACAACGGACGCTCGCATTACAGGAGGTGAAACATGACCTGGCTCGTTCCCCCGGAATACGTGGTGCTGGACATCGAGACCACCGCCGGCGACCCGACCGAGGCCGAAGAGTGGATGCGGCGGGCCTGGGCGCCCAGCCCGAAATGGAAACCGGCCACCATCGGCAGCCGTTTTCTTGATGCCTACGAAAAAAAACAGGAGCGGTTGGCGCTATTGGACACGGCGCCGATCATCAGCGTCACCTTGCTCACGGCGGCCGATTTTCGCGTGCTGCACTGGCTGCCGTGCGATGGCGACGCGGCCCCCGGCGTGCCGGCCGAACGCCTGGCCGACCAGACGGCCATGCTGCGGCGGGCGGCCGACTATCTCGGCTCTTGCGACGCCGACACCGTATTGGTCGGGCACAATGTCTTGAAGTTCGACCTGCCCAAGCTCCGCCAGGCCATGCTCCGCCACGCCGTGGCGCTGCCGGCCTGTCTCGTATGGCGCGACCACCCGGTCTATGACACCATGCGGGAGTGGTCGCGATTCACGCTCGATGATCGCCAGTATATCGGCCTGGGCGAACTGCTGGAGACCTGCGGGCTGATCGACCCCAAGCAGGTGGTCAGCGGCGCCATGGTCCCCGAACTCTACGCCCAAGAACGCTATCGCGAGATCCTGGCCTATGCGGTGGCCGACGTGCTGGCCGAGAGCGCGCTGTTTCGGCGGATGACCGGCCGGAGCGTCGGCGAGGCGGCCGATCCGCACCGCGCCGAGGCCGAAGCGGCCGCGCGGGAAGTGGCCGCCGGTCCCAACGGTACGACGCCCACGGTGGCGGAGGCGGCCGAGGCGGCCACGGCGGTGGATACGACGGCGGTGGATACGACCGAGGCCCTTATCAAGGAGTTTCAATCATGACCACAAACGCAGAAAACGAAACCAAGACGACAACCGCTACCAAAACCATCCGCATCGAAAACGTGGGGCCCATCGAGCGGCTGGCGATCCCGCTGCCCGAGGCGGGCGTGGTGGTCTTGCGTGGCCGCAACGGCACGGGAAAATCGCACGCCCTGGCCGCGGTCGATTCGCTGGTGGGCGGACGCGGCCGGCCGCCCTGCCGGGACCACGCCAAGCGCGGCCTGGTCGAGGGCATGGGCGCCCGGCTGACGATCGGGCGGTCCACCCGCCGCAGCGGCGAGGCCGAAGTGATCACCCTGGAGGGCCGGCTGGATATCTCGCAGCTTGTCCAGCCGCCCATCAAAGACGAGGAGTCGGCCGACAGGACGCGGATCACCGACCCCTCGGCGTTCGAGGCGATTTTACCAGAGGGGACGAACCTGGGCGAGTTGATTGCGCTCCCGGGCCGCTCGGACGATCCGGTCACCCTGGCCGGCAAGGTGAAGCGGGCGCTGGAGGGGGAGGCGCGGCGTCAAGAAAAGGCGGCCGAAAACGAGCGGCTGGCGGGCGACTCGCTGCGGCGCGAGGCAGGCGAGGTGGATGAGTCGATCCGCGACCTGCGGCGCGATCAGACGGAGGCCGAATTGCAGGCGGCGTTGGTCGTCCAGAAGGAACTTCAGACGCAGGCCGCCCAGAAGGAACTTCAGACGCAGGCCGCCGAGGCGGATCGACGGCGAGCGCAGGCCCAAAAGGCCCGCCAGACGCTCGATACGCTCCGCTCCCAGGTTCCGGCCGACCAGTCGATCGAGTCGCTGGAGGCCGAAGAGGCGGACCTCGAGGAGAAGGTGCGGAAGCTGGAACAGGCGTTGGCCGTGGCCCGGGAACGGCGCCAGCAGGTCCGCCGGCAACTCTCGCAGGCCCGCACCACCGCTTCGCAGGTCGAGCAACTCGAAAAGCTGCTGGCCGAGGTGCCCGAGCCCGTGCCGGCTGAGCGGATCGA